TGCCATAGACTTCAGTAGCAAACTCACTGTACACATCACGCCCCTCACGGAACGCTTGCACAAGATCATCTTGTCCTGCAATATACGCAACCATACGGGCCTCTATCTGTGATGAATCACAAGCAACCATCACATCACCTTCGGGTACAGTAATAGCCTTACGAATCGCACCATTTCTAGGTAAGTTCTGTAAGTTCAGCTTATCGCCACCACTAAACCTACCTGTATGTGCGCCATAGTAGTTGAGCATAATAGGTAATGCTCCCCTGTCTGCCACCTTCATAAGGTTTTCAGTCCTAGTCTCTTCGATGGTAGACTTCGTACCAAGTCTTGCCGCCACTAGAGTTTGCACCTTTTGATTAGGGTGGTCGAGTAGAGCAGTAAACTCTTTGTCTGTCTTTGCAAACGCATAGGTTTCTTTACCAGTGCGTAGGCTAGTCTTCATCGGTGGTTCAACACCAACAGTTTCTAGTATCTTTGCAAAGATTTGATTAGACATAAGAGCCTTCTTAACTCTGTCCTCACTAATACCTTTAAGTGCTAGTGATTCAATCAGTTGTCGCTTGTCATCTTTAACCTTTTGTAGATGGTTAGATAGAACCTGCCTGTCTAATTGAATAGTAGGCTCAGTATACATACGGATTGTTTGGTCTATAATCATAAGTTCAGACACAGGTACTTTCTGTCTTAGCTTTTTATACAGTTTGTATGTTAAGTTTACATCCTGCAAACAGTAGTCAGCATACTTGTCAAGTTCTTGTGGTGAGAAGTCATTGCGTTTCTTACCTAAACCTTGTATAACTTCATCCCCTTTTTGACCAAGGTTATAGAAGTTTGCTAGTGCCTTGAGAGAACCCCCCACAGTAGAGTGGTGGAAGGGTCTAGCCATAGACAAAGTATCAAACCAAAACCTAGGCTTGATACCATACAACCAAGATAGTATAGCACCATCGAACACAGTATTGTGTGCAAGAATAGCATCTTCTGAATAGTCTAGTGAGTTCAGAAACCTGCCGACATCCTCCCCACTATACCAATCGGGTGGGTTATCATCTACCTTTACACCCACACCAATCACCTCAAAGCGAGGGTCTCTAACGTAGGCTTCAGTTGTCATCTTGGATAGGGAATACTCACGACTATAGTATGTTTCAAAGTCAATCGTGATTACTCTCATTGCTTCCCCCTTGCAGGAACTTGTTCTCCTGCTAATGCACCATAGCCACACATGTCCACATAGTTATCAACATGCTCGGGGTTCTGTTTTATTCTAGCTACTTTCAGTAGAGCCAACATAACTGGTACATCGTGGGGGGTAAACTCAACCCCCTTGTATGTAGTCCACAACTCTGCTGTAACTCTAGCATTATCTGCAAAGTCTCCGTGGTCATCTTGTCTGTCTACCGATGTTAGCTTGTCTGCTTTCTTTAGTATGTTACCTCGTTTATACTTAGCATTCTTTCTGCTCATCGTTACCTCCATGTAAAGTGAATAATTCCACACCTTTACCACATTGTAAAGAGTGTTCGTTACAAATGTTTACAGCTTGACCTGCCGTAGCACCCATTGCTAACGCACCAAGTGCTAACTCCTTCCCATCTCCGAACGCACAATATGGTGCATCGTATGGTAGCAACATCTTGTATGATAATTCATACAGTCCGTCTTTCTGCACTACGATTAGCTTTGCTTGACTAGGTGGTACATCGGGTTTTATATCGGGCATACCTTGTTGATACCACTCCGACAGTTGTCTGATGTAGTGTGCTAGTCCAACACCTGTAATGATTACTACTTCTTTATCCTTGCTCATGCCATACCAAGCCTTTGATGACTCCCATTTCTGAGAGCCATCGTTAGCCATTCTGTCAGTAGCAAGGGTCTTTCCATCCCATGCAATTACTGTCATATGTTTCTTGCCTCCTCTATTGTTAAGTTTTTATCTCCATAATAACTGTACTTATATTTTTCTTCACGCTTCTCATCATGCCCTTCTTTCTCAAAGACATTGAATCGTCTACGCAATTCAACCGACATGTCTGTCAGTATCTTGTGAACACCATCGAACACATCCTTGCTTGTAGGTTTGGACTGTTGGTAGTACCCACTCGGTGGTGTAGAACAGAAACCAATCAACAATTCTTTTGAGAACTCGTTGTCTCGTATTGATTTCTCAAGCAGGTCAAGCCAAGGTTGACTAGACCAATCGGGTTGCTTCCAATGGTATTGACTCTGCCCTTGTCTCTCTGCCCACACCTTCTCAATCAATGGATCAAAGGCACGAACCTTTGCCCTTGCTTTGATACCACGCTTGAACTTGGCTAGTGCTTGTCGCCATACCTTACGCTTATCTACATTCTCAACGAACTTGTCATCGGGTCTACGATTAAGACACTCACCAGTAATGATGTTAAACTTTAGACCTTGAAAGTATGCAGGTGATTCCTTCATCATCTTACTCTGTACATTCCATGTTGCCATGTAACATGCAGACTTGAAGTCATTGCATACAGCTTCACCTACACCATCGGATAGTAGCTTTGCTTGTTCTAGTTTGTTCTTGTAGAACTCATCTACTTTAGCCACCATATCCTTTGCGTGTTTGCCTGTGTGTTGTACCCGATACAAACCTTTCTTGTGTCGCTCAAACATAAATGGTATCCAACGATACGATGATGACACGATGGACTGTGAGTGTTGCCAGACAGCTTGAGCAGGTGCAACAAACTCCACTATGTTGTCAGGTGTTATACGCATGAAAGGTGTACTGCCGTACCCCTCAACGTGAACATCATAACACACGACATCTTGTTGTACTGTCTGAAACAATCTGAAGCTTGCCGATATCTTACGACCCTTTGACTTGTCACGACACCTTGCAAACTCCTTGGCAAAATTGTCATAGGTCTCTAGCCTACGACCACCATTGTCTGTGTCTGCATAGGACATGTATCGTCTCTCATTCTGTACCTCGTGTTCGATGTAGCGAATGAGTTCTTGCTTGTTAGTTACTTCCATAGTTACCTCTACTTTCTTGTTAGTTTATTGAATGTTACTTGAGCCGTCATACTGTTTAGGTCTACACCAATATCTTCTGCTGTCTTTGGCTTAGGCTTCTCAGTAATTTTCTTGTGACGTTCCTTGGCATCATCGGGTAACAAATCCCACAATGGTTGCCATGCTTTCAACGCAGGTGCTAGTGTTGTATAGGTGGTCACAATAGACTTGACCCCTGCTACAAACTCATCCTTCTTAGCTTCTGCATTGAAGATACCTTGGGTGTACTTCTTGAATGGTTCATGTAACCACTCGAACTTATCGTTGTGGAAATCAATCTCATGTCTTGAGTAGTCCATGTAGTACCCACTATCCCCTGCCTTTTGCCATGTATCTTTCGGTGGGAAAGGCAATGGACTTGGTAGTTGTAGACGTAAGTCTACTCGTCTCCATGTCTCCACCTTGGTATGTGCTGATTGCCATACATCTTCGGGTGCATTCTTGAACCCTGTAAGTGATAGACTCTCAACCTTACCAAAGAATCCAGTAGGCAAAGCATTCATCTTTGCTTGGATATCTGCTGAGAACAAACTGTCATACAGTTTCTTTGCCCACTCCTTGGGGTAGTTCTCCTTTGCTTGTCTGATGTTATCATCAAACATTCTCTCTGCATTCTTGACGATATCGTCTTGCAGTTGTTGGCTGAATCTTACTGTTGCCATGTGCTATCTCCTTTGTTCCATTGTTTAATTAAACTACGGACATGTTCTTCTGCCATAGTACCTAGTTCCTTGCGTATCTTCTCGAACGCTTGGTCGTTAGTCATGCCTAGTTCATCTAAGCATGTGACCAACATTGTCTCTGCTTCTATACAGAGTTTCTTAACTTGACCCATTGTTACCTCCTTGTGGATAAGCTGTTTGTTTATCGGGTATTTCTATATACCCTCTAGTTATTGTATGTTTGAAATAGAGATACCCATTGGCTTTGTGCATAAACATATAGCCGTTGAGTATCTCTTTGCTTGCATACTCAAACACTTCTTTGAGTTCTTGCTCAGTCATTGACACCCTCCATGTAGACAATCTCACCCCAAGGTGCATCGCCTTTCATGTTGGATACCCACAAGACTGGATACGCAGGCTCGTCACCAAAGTCGTCACAACACAAATCTGTGAGTACGACACAGGCAACAGGATCAATGTCCTTGTCCTGCATGTATCTGAAGATAGGACTGAACGCAGTACCTCCACCACCATGTGGGGATATGACTGGCTCATCATCTTCAAAGCAATCATAGTGACAGACTTGAGAGTCAAAGTAGATGACATGTATCTTGGTCGGTGATAAGTCTTGGTAGACTTTGATAATCTCACTCGCAAACTGAGTAAGTTCTTCCTCACCAATCGAACCCGATGTGTCAATAGCAAAGCATAGTTCACCTATGGCTTCACCCGATACGCTCGGTAGATACATACCTTGTGACAAGAACCTCCTGTTTGGTCTTGCCCAAGTCCTCGTGTCTGTACGTTGCTTGACAAGAAACCTCTGCATGACATCTTTCCAATTCACTCGTGGCTTCATCAAGTCACCAACAAATCGTTCAAGTCCTGCTGATAGTTTGCCCATCATCTTTGCAGACTGGGCGGCTTGAGCAACCTTGACTTTCCACTCTGCTTTCTTCTGCTCAATCTCAGCAGGGGAAGAACCCTCCCCTGCATCTTCGATGTCATCGTATGGTTTCATACCATCACCATACCCACCATCACCATCTTCGGGCATTGGTGGCAACAAGTTGTAGACACCATCAGTAGTACCACCACCTCGTTCAAGCAGGTCTCTGTCCATGACACCACCTTCGATGAACCTGCCAATGCCCTCGTCTTCAAGCATTGGATTGATGACGGCATCACCTGCATAGTTCCAACGCTTGTGGTCACGACCATTCAATCGAAAGATATGTTCAAGCATTGGGTGACATACTTCGTGAGCAACAAGAAACAATAGTTCCTCGTCTTTCAATGGCTCACA